AGTCATTTTATTGTCCTGGTGTAAATACTTGAGGTTGCCAAGGAGGAATTACAGTATCTTCTAATGCTTCTAATTGTTCTTGTAATCTAGCGGTAATATGGCATTGACCATCTTTTACTGCCTCGCCCTCAATCCAACTAGATACCATTTCTTCTGTAACTTGGTCAAATGGAATGTTTGCTACTGGGCAATCAAAATACCAATTACCCTCAGTTTCTACTGATTTATCGTCTTGTGTAGCTGTGACATGATAACGAGCATGAGTAATCACTCCATCTTTAGCAGAAACTTCTAGGATTTTCCAAGTAAACATTATTTAATAGCGTTTTCAAATGGTGTTAAATCAAAGCCAGCATAGTAATCGCCTTTAGCAATTTGAATTTCTAAATGCTCTTTATTGCGTTTTACTGTTTCAGCCCAATCAGCATCAGTCATCTTCTCAGGCTTACCAGCGTTAAGTAGGTCACAGCTATCCATTGAGGCTTTGTATGATTGCTCTACTTGTTCAGGTTTTATTTCAATAATGTCAGTCATTTTATGCCCCTACAGGTTTGTTGGCTTCTTGCTGTGCTTTGTATGCCGCAATTACTTCAGGTGTCCATGCTACATTGCAGATAGCTACAACATTAGCTGGTGCGCCAGTTAAATCAGCTTCAGGTGCAAGTGAAGTGCGATGGTAAGTTTGGCTAATTTGGTTGCCATCTTCCATAATGCGTGTAGCCTCACGATACAAGACTGTTCCAAACTCTGTTACTGTGATTTGGTCTACTACTGTTTCTTTAGTTAATGTCATTTTTAATTCTCCTGTTAAATGTCCGACTAGACTAATCTGGTCTAGTTAATTAAGCTACTCTATATGAACCTGTTATTCTAAAATAAGCAATTCCAGTCACCGCTAAATTTGCAACAGTAACGGATGTATTTGTACCAATCGTGCTAATACCAACTAGGCCTATTTGAGTTGAACTTTCAACACATTCTGCGGCTAAATAACTTCCAGTAAAAGCATTAGTATAAGTTTCTATTGATGCCACATATCTTCCGTATGAACCATTAACAGTAAAAGGAAGTCCAACAATAGATACAGAACCACCGCCACCTGATAAACCATTCCACCTTACATCAATAGAAAAATTTACTATGTTTCCTATTTTTGTATAAGTACCAAGTTGAAAAGAATATGTAACAGTTGGATTGCCGCCTGAACCATTGATTACTGGAGTAAAAGTACCTTCTTCATAATCATCTAGTGTATTTGCATTAGATGAAGCGGATTGGGTTGCTGGGAAAGCAATGCCTGTACCAGCACTAATTGTTCCACCTTGCAAAGCAAAAGTATTGCTATTGGCTGTAAATGCTAAAGGATTACCATCACCATCAGATAACACAATGTAGTTACTTGATGTACGGATGTCTAGACCACCTTGATTGCCGCTAAATCCACCTAAGATAGTGTTTTTAGCACCGCTTGTTACTAAATAACCAGCAGAGAAACCATAGAATGAATTGTTGCTACCAGTTGCAGCTACTCCTGACGAAACCCCAAAATAACAATTACCAGCACCAGTTACGTTAGCTAAACCAGCTTGATTTCCAAAGTATGAGTTATTAGATGAAGTTGTTTGACTAAATCCAGCTTGATTTCCTACAGAAGTTGTATTAGCCCCACTTGAATTTGATGCTAAAGCACTAGCACCAACAGCCGTATTACTTGCAACAGCACCACCACCCTTACCAACAGTAAGACCTGATATAGAAGCATCTACTGTGTCTGTTTGTTGCCCTGTGAATGTTTGGGCAGCTAAAGTAGCTAAAGTGCTATTAACTGCTGGCACATTAAGTGAGAAGTTTGTAGAAGGATTAGGGCCAACTAGGGCTACTTGGCCGCCTGCTGTTGCTTGAAAGACTAATTGACCCATGATGTGTCCTTATGGTGCTATGTAAATAGTAGAAGCTGTTAAAGCCCCTGTTGATGGATGATATTTTAACTTGGTTGAGCTTGTTTTCATACCAGTATTGCCTGACGAAGCACTTACAAAAGTAACATAGTAATCACTATTTGTAGTTGTATCGTCTGTAATTGCTACATTTGTTGCATTTGTAGCATTAGTTACTGCGGTTGAATTAATAACGGCTACGACTTGTGCAGCAGTTGCAGCTGTAAATGCAGAAGTGCCATTTCCATAAGCTAAACCGCTTAAAGTTGCGACCCCAGTACCGCCAGCAGTAACAGGCAAAGTACCAGTTGTAAGAACAGAAGCAGATGTAGCATAAACTGCACCACCACTTGTAAATGAAGTTAATCCTGTACCGCCAACACCTGTACCTACTGTGCCAGAGCTAATATTTGAGCCATTTAAGCTAGTTAAACTTGCTCCAGAACCGCTAAATAGGGTCGAAGTAAAAGTGCCAGTAGAAGGGTTGTATTGGAGCTTAGTAGAGCTTGTATATTCTGTTGATAGGTTTCCGCTTGTTTGGTTAGCAAACAAAGGATAACGAGTGCCATTTGTAGTGGTGTCATCGGTAACAGTCGCATAAGAGGTTGGGGTAGTCCAAGTCGGTGCGCCTGTGCCACCGGAAGTTAATACTTGACCTGTAGTTCCTGCTGCGGAAAATCCAGTTGCTCCAATTGCTGACTGATAAGGAATAGCGCCTGCAACACCACCAGCTAAATTGGTGGAAGTTGTTGCTGTTGTGGCCGACCCAACCGATAAAGTGCTTTGAGCAACATATTGCGGTGCAGTAGCGCCTGCGGTCAATACATAGTTTGTAGTGCCAAGGCCAAGAAAAGAAGTCGCACCTGCGCCTGTTTGATAAGCTAAAGCGCCAGCTGTTCCGCCTGCGATATTGGTTGCACTAGCAGCTAAAGTGGCAGAGGCTACTGCTCCGCTAACAATAGAACCTAAAATTGAAGTAATCCAAGTAGGATTTGAGTAACTACCATTGGTATATACACCATTAGTAACAGTTGCAGCGTTGCCAGTAATGCCAATACCCCAAGTACCACTAGCGTTTGTTCCTGTTGTAGAAGGTGCGCCAATAGTGTTATAGGAAATAGTTTGGGCTACAGATCCGTTATAAGTAATTGGTGAAACACCACCAGCACCACCGCTATTAAATGTAACACTATTAGTAACACTTCCTGCTGATGTTGCAGTAGCAGCATTTCCACCAATACTTAATGAGGTAGCTGTGCCAGTTAATCCTGTGCCAGGGCCACTAAACTGCGAGGTAGCAGTAATAGTTGTTCCTCTTACAGTAGTAGCCGTTGTTAAGCCTACAGTAGTTCCATCAATAGAACCGCCTGTAATAACAACTGCGTTAGCATTTTGCGTTGACATTGTGCCAAGACCGCTAACTTGCGTATTGGCAATAGCAATAGTGGTATTAGTAACGCTAGTTACTTGACCGCTTGCATTAGTTGTAAATACAGGAACTGCGCTTGCAGATCCATAAGTGCTTGCTGTACCTACTGGAGTAATACTAAAAGTATTAGAAGTAAGGGTTAACCCTGTGCCAGCGTAATAAGTAGAAACACCTGAGAATTGAACCCAAGTAATTGGAGTAACTCCAATAGTTCCTGTATCAGCAGAAGTAGATACCCATGCAGTATTGGCTTGAGAGCCGTTTAAAACGACTGTATAAGCCCCTGGCACTTCTGCCCATACATCCATGTCAGTTGCTCTAGTCCATGCGCTTGCAGAGGCTACATAGATGCCATTATCGGCTGTTGCTGTTTGATTCTTAACTAAGACTCGATTACCAGCTAAAACTGAATAACCATCAATCGTCTGTAAACCTGACAAAGTAATATTGGTTAAAGTTCCTGCTTTACAAGCAGCTTTAGGATTTAATCCTTGGGCTACTGTATCAACATACAGCTTATTTACAATATCTGTAGCAGCAGAAGGAGAAGTTGAAATCTGTCCTGTAGCTGTAGAAATATTAGTAAAAACCCCAGTAGAAGGCACTAAAGCACCGATTGTGGTGCTGTTAATAGTGCTACTGGTAATGGTTAACCCTGATTGAACAGGATTAACTGTTGCATAAAAGGGTTGGCCCTGACCTATAAATGTTTGAAAATTGCCATAAACATCAAAATAAGCCTGAACTGGCAGTAGGTTTTGATCTACTGTTGAAGAAGGGCCAGCCATATATTGCCTTTAATAAGCAAAACAATTTATTAAAATTACATCCCCAGCAGACATATTTTGAGCTAAACCACTTGTAATGGAATAGCTTGTAAATGTTACTGATGTTGCTGAACTTGCTGTTAGTTGTAAAAATAGAGCAGTACCGCTTGTTACATCAGCAGCAAAACCCATCCAACCAGTTACAGCAGTTGGTAAGGTAATTGATCCTGAAGCTGCGCCACCAGTACCAACTACAACTTTAAAAGCCATTGTATTTGATGCGCTAATAGTAGGACTTGTACCAAATCCACTACCAATAGTAGGCAAAGAAACAGAAGTTGCTATTGTATTTCCACCCATCTGAAATACAGCAGGATTAATAGTATCCCCTGTTAATGGAGGACTAAAGAAAGCTCCACCAGGGCCAACTAAACCTAAACAAACACCAGAAGAATTAAATTGTGCTTGAACAGGAACTGTTTGAACTGTAACTGTAGAAGCTACTTGATTTGAACTCATTATGCAATCCCTTCACCAGGTGTAATTTCTGCACTAGAAGCTGCGCTAGATAAAAACCAAGCATTAGGAGGAATACCGCTAAATACTTGCACACCATTGGCAGGAATATAAAACGTATTGTAAGAAGGAACAGTCAAAGCAGGAGCTGTAACAACAGGAGTTGAAGTCCCATCATTAGGCTCTTGTGGCTGCCAAGATACTCGAATAGCACTAGCAGTAATGTTTACAATTCGATAACCTGAAGGGTATACATTGTTGCTAGACTTTACTTGAACAGCAGCCAAGCTACCAACCAAGTATGTTGGCCCAAAAGGGGAAAACGCTGAGTTATATGCCATGATTTATCCTTAAGCTACGCTAGTAGAAATTGGACTATCTTCGCAAGACAAAACTTGAATTAACAAAGTACCAGCAGTTTGAGTTGCTGAAGAACCAGTAGAGTTAATTAATCGAACAATAACTTGATTAGCTGTATTGGTGTAAGCATTACCAATGCTGATACCAGTTACCAAAGTACCATCAAAAGTCGCTACAACTACATCAGTTGGCTGAACGCCTGGAACAGTAAAAGTAACTTCTGTGCTTGTTCCTGAAATAGTGGTAGATGGAAGTGCTGCTTGTACGATGCTGTGAGCAATGATATTGCCACGCACAATAGTAGTTTTAGACATATTTTTTCCTTTGAATAAGGTAAATCAATTATAGGGTATATAAGAAAAAAAGCCATACCTTTTGAGCATGGCTTTTCCCTTTACTTCATTAGTTTTTAGCTAAAGTCGTAACCATAGATGTAGGCATCTACAGTACCGACTGCGCCTGCTGCCGTACCAACATAAGCATACAAAGTTTGAGCTGAGAAAGCTAAAGTGCTTTCATAAGCTGTAGCTACTGTAGTGCCTAGCAAAGCTGTGTTGTTGGTCAAAGTAGTAAGAGCAAAAACTTCAGTACCACTTCCGCTTGCACCACCTGGAGCAGTATAAACAGAAATAACAGCAGAGCTAAGGTTAGCTACTGCACCTGCATTGTTCGCATTAGTGAAAATAATGGAAGTTGGCAAGTAGTTATTTGTGTTATTAACTGGAATTGCGGTAGATGCTACAGAGTTAGCATTAATCCCTTTAACAACGGCTAACAAGCGTAATGCTTGGTCAGTCGTTACATTCGAGGGATGGGCTGAATTAGTTACTGCTGGTCCTGGATTAGACATAATAGTTTCCTTTCGTTATCCGTTAGTTATTAAGCTGCAACTCGGCAAGCGAGTTCAGGATAGAGAGGAGCCCAACCATACAGAACGTCAACACGAGTTGGAATACTATCGTTATTTATGGTGTACTGCCTAACGACTCGCATTGACAGACCGATTTCTTTGTCTGATGCACGACCAGCGAAATGAACACCTTCAGGCAACTCAAGGTCAGCCATAGCCATTGTGAACGCATTGCGATGCATTACGATGTTTTGTGGTGATACTAGACCAAAACCACTTGCATTGTATTGTGATGCAAAGAATGTCACAGCAGCAGTTGCTGATGGGTTAGGGATGCTCACATTCTGGAACTGACCACCGCTAATAACAGCAGGAGAAACAGTTACAGAAACAGAAGAACCAGAAGCCACAGAAACAGCAGACTTAACTACGAATGAGCGCAGTTTGTTTGTGCCATAAGCTTGACGATTTTGTGGGTTTACTGCATACACACCAGCAATTTGGAATGTATCACCAGCATTTAAGTTGATTGTGCCTGTGTTAGCAGCAGTCAAAGTGATTGTGGATTGTGAAGCCCAACCAGAAGTCAAGAAACCAGTAGCAGTTGTAGTAGCTACAGAAGCAGTAACAGTAGAGCTAGAGAAGTTACCAAAAGTTTGTGACACGATGTTTTGGTCAAGCTTCCAGTTCATACCGCCAGAGTCACGACCCATCAAGCCTTTTGTATATTGACTAGAAATCGCTTCTGTTGGTACAAACAAGCCCTTCAAGCTGTCAACAATAGTTGCAGATGTAAATGGCTCAACGATACAGCTTCTACGGCCATCACGTGGTGCGCCTTCAGAGTCAAGATACGCTTGTGCTGACAAGTAAGTGTATAGACCTGTTGGAGGAGTACCTGCAGTACCAACGATGTTAGCTGTGTTCAAAGCTGCTGTAGTTGTACCATCAAAGTCGATTTTGTTGGCAATAGCTGCAACTGCTGGCTTTAGGATGCGGTCAGAGAACATATCCAAAGACAAAGCTAAGTCTTGAGTGGTGAACTGAGTATCAACGTGGAACTGAGTGCTCAAAGTTACAGGAACTGAAGTCTCGTTCAAGTCCTCAACGTTTAAAGCTGGGCCAGTTGTACCGATGAAACGACCAGGTCTGCGAACGTTAACTGTTGCGCCAATTTTTGCGCCAACTACGGCAAATTGGTCATCATAGTTGCGGTCTACTTCTGATGTAAAGGTTAATTCGTTTTCGAGAACCATTAAGGCCTCGTTAGTAATCTTACTAATGGTAAGTAAGGTATTTGCCATGATTTATTGCTCCAAAAAAATTAGGTTTATCTGACTTTTCCAGCCTGTCTTGCAGCTTTCCATTGAGCATAAGTGCCATGAAATTCACCATTGGTGTCAATCATTACATCTTTGCCAACTTTGCCACCGCTTAACGGCTTGATTGGTTCAGGTGCTTTACTACTTGAAACATTTTTCTTCTCAGCTTTGGGGGTATCCTTAGCTTCAAATTGCGCTTCTAACTTGCCTAACTGTTTAAGAGCCTTAGCAACTGGCATTTCTGTCAGTTCCTTTGCAAAGTCCTCATTTGTAGCTAAGTGGTATAGGAGTTGTGGGCCTACATCACTATCAATAATGGAATCACGAATAGGGTCACTAATGACTATGTCCGATGATTTCACCATCCTATCAAAATCAGGCAAGTTTTCTTTCGCTTTTGCAATCTTCTCACTCCAAGCCTTTGTCAGCTTTTCCTGAGCTTCTTGCGCTTTGCGACTAGCTTCTTGCTCATCCCTTTGCTTTAAAGCATTTTCCGCACTCCATTCCGCTAATGCTTCTGCATATTCAAAAGCATCATTAAACTGGCTTGCTTGGGGTTTATCACTAGACACAACCCTTTGGGGTTCTTGTCTTGTAACATTCCCTGCTTCATAACTCTTTAGACGTTCCTCTAGTTCACGAGCTTTGGCTTCAGCTTCCTGAGCCCTTTTCGTTACTTTATCGAACCGCTTATTAAGCTTGTCACCACGCTTCTGTTCCTTAGCATCTTCCTTTGCTTCCGGTTCACTCTGCGCCTCGACCTGCTCTGGCTCTGAATCTTCCTTTACAGATTCAGCCTCAGTAGGCTCTTGGTCAGCTAAACCTAATCTTTCTGCATAAAAGGTTGCTGCGTTGCTACTATCTACTACGTTTGCTGCTTCTCTTACAACTTCTTGCTCGGCCATGATTTCTCAAGCTCCAATTTAAGTTAAAAATACTACTAAATTTAATTCTTGTCTATTTTTCTTTTGATGCTTTTTTAGCTTCTTTCATCAAAGTTTTCTGTTCTTTCAGTTGCTCTTTGTCCATACCTTTGAATGGATTAGGCTGCTCTGGCTCATATTTCTTGCCAGCTCTGCGAGCCATTTCCTTCATTTTCCACTCTGTTACGTTTGCACCTGTTACTGTTGGCATATATCCTCCGATTAGATTGCCTTATTTATTGCTTATCGTTTAATTCTTTCAAAATGGCATCCATAGCACCACGTTTGCCTAATTTAGCTTTGAGCATTGGGTATTTAGGATGTTTTTTAGCTCTTTCGTGTTGTTCATTATCCATTTGCTTGGCTCTTTCTTTTAAACCAAGTTTATCTGCCATAAAATCAGCACGATTTTCAGAAGTAACAATTTCTCTCATATTAAATGCCCCTTTCAACGGCTTCCGCTTCGGCTAGTTTTAAATCTCTATTATTCATATTCGCTAATAATAACGCTAATTGCGCTTTCATTTGCTCAATTTCTTTCTGTGTTTCAGTCTTAATCACAGTATCTTGGGCTTGGGTAGCAGTTCTAATATGCGTATCTTCTCTGCGTACATCAATATCCATCTGTTTACGCTGTGTTTCAGCTTGTTGCTTGTATTCCTCAACAGAAGCTCGGTACTTCATATCCATAGTCATTTGCGAAATCTGCTGTTCTAAGTCTTGAATCATTTTCTTAGATTGAGCCAATTGCATCTGAACTTGTGGTGGAACATCAGACTTATCATCAATTTGAGCCATTGGGTTAGAAGCAGCCAAGCGGTCAGCAATTACATCTGCGCCTGGGAAGTCCATGTTTCTTACCAATAAATCACCTGCAACTTGCACAAGTGCTGGCTCTGCTTGGAATAAGCCCATCATAGAATCTACAGCTTCGGCACGTTTAGAAGCATAGCCAGGGCCTGTTTCCATAACAATGTCATATTCACCGATTGTTACATCGTTTAGGACTTTTTCTACACCTTGCTCATCAACGCTTGGCTTGTTAAGAGTCACTAACTCTCCTTTGCCATCTGCGCCAATAATGCGTAAAACTCGTTCTTTATCGTAAATATGCGGAATTAGGTCAACAATAATGCGACCAGTTTGACGTATAGAACGAGTCAAATTGTCATAGTAATGGAAGTTGGTCATATCGGACTGCTGTTGCATTCCGTTGATTGCCTTGCCTGACTGATTGCCGTTAGGAAGCTGAGTTGGGTCATAAATACCAACAACCGCTTTTAAATCGCCATCTAAGCCTTGTAATGCTGTAATAATGCCAGCAGGAGGTGGTTCAGGCTGAATACGAGTAGGAACTGGGGCTGGTTTGCCATCTGAGTCAGTCTGCTTATAACGCAATACAGGCATGGATTTTACGTTAGCCGTATTCCATTCCATTTCATGACCTTCGTCTTGACCTTCTGCAAGCAAGAACTTGGCTTTAGGAGCAAGAGCTACTGATTCTGTAAGTGCAGTAGACCAGAAGTTATACATACGCTGTGGGTCTTTAGCCATGCGAGTAAGACCAAACTTCTTCTTCTTACTATCTACAATAAGCTGCTGACCATAAACAGGCACAACTGGGATATATTTACCAACCCAATCGCTTTGCTCAAGGATTTGCATACCGGTGAGTTTGCACCATTTAATCTGTTTTTTAATGGTTTCACGCTTAGATACAACATAAATGCCAGCATCTTGCATAACTGTTTCTTTAGGCTTTTCATCTTCATAGCAAGTAGTGCCATCAGATAAAAGCAATAGTTTCATGCGTTTGCGTTCTGTATAGAAGTATTCCGCAATACGAATATCTTCTCTTGTAATCCATTCAGATTGACTATCGCCTGTGCCACGAGGGGTAAAGCCACCGCCATCGTCTGCACCAGGATACATCTTGCGAAACGCTTCTTTGCTAATAACCTCGGTAATTAAGCATTTCTCTGCATCTGAGCCATCAGGTTCGATGCTATTAGGGTCAAAATAGACCATAAAAGGGTTCTCAATGCGCTTAATGTAGATTTCTTGGTCAAAGCTATCAGGTCTTGGATAGTCATGAGTAATGCGCCAAAAGCCCCATCCCATACGAACTGCAAAATCAAAAGCATTATCGTAGGCAGAATCAGCATCAGATTGGTTTTCAATATGTCGGCAAATGCCTGTAATGATCTCTGCTACCTTCTCATCAGAATCATTATTCATGCCATGAGCCTTCATACGAGGCCGTTGCTGACGTTGTTGATTGGTAATCTGTCGGCAATACGCATCAATCTTGTTGATGGTCAAATAAGGTCTAGATTCTAATAATCGGCTATTTTGGATTTCTACAGGCCATTGATCACCACCAGCAAACTTTAGATCGTCTAAAGCCTCTACTCGGTTGT